CAGGGCTGACTTAAAAGCATCTTATCAAGAAGAAATAGAAGAAAAAGAGAAAGCGGCTGTTGAAGCTCAAGGTGGTCCTAACTTAGGTGACTATGCCAAAGACACAGTACTTGGAGCAGGGCTCGGTGTAAGAGATACAGCTTCTTCACTTATCACAGCTCCTGAAAGAGTCATTGACTTTTTCACTGGAGAAATGGGAGAAGAAGGTAAGACAGATGAAGGTTATGAAACTGAATGGGATGACTTTCTTTACGGAGAAGGAGATCCAATCGAAACCAAAACTACTTGGGGAGGATTAGTTAGAGGAGCAACTCATGTTGGTACTTTATTGGCTTCCACTGGTGGATTTGGTGCAGCTCCAGCTTCAGCTTCAGCAGCTCTTGGAACTCTTAAAACTGCTCAAGGAATGGGTAAACTAGCTGCGTTTGTTCCCGGGAAAGCTGGACTTATATCTGGTGCTGTAACTGGTGCAAGATTTGATGCCTTATCCATAACCTCTCAGCAAGACAATATGTCAGGCATGCTTAAAGAAAAATGGTCATGGCTTGACACTCCACTAGCTACAAAAGATACTGACCATCCCATGATGAAAACGTTAAAGAACGTTGTCGAAGGAATGGGTATAGGTATGGTATTTGATGGAGTTTTACATAACCTTGCACTTGGAACTACTGCTTTAACACCAGTTGTTAAACAACAGGTAAAACAAGGTAAAGCTGGAATAAAAGAAATTGGTAAAGAGTTAGCTACAAGTTCAGATGAACAACTTACAGGAGTTGGGAGAGTAGTCAGAGATCTAGGAAATAAAGATAGTGAATTAAGACAAGTCTTTAAAGAAGACGTTATAGATCCAATTACATCTCCTTTCCAAGATGCTGTTAAATCTAGAAAAGAAAGTGTAAGAAGTCAGAAGATTGAAAAAGCTAAAGAGCAAATGAAATCTCCTGAATTTGGAGCTTATAAAAATGAAAAGATTGCTGACAAACACCAAGGTGCAACTACTTCAATCAGTACTACAAAAGATGTTCAAGCTGGTAAGAGAAGAAGAAAAACTGAATGGGGTGCAGAAGATGGAAGTACACCAGCTTATGTTTCTCCAAAAATGGTTGATAACATTGCCATGAATGCTGGTATGGCTAGACAAGAAATTGAAAATGTCATTAAAAGAGTTTATAGCGAAGGTTATGTAAAAGAACTAGAAGCTACTGCTAAAAGACAAGGTAAGAGTGTTGAAGATTTAATGTCTGAAGACTTTGATATATACAAACAAGTATATGAAGGCAGAAATACATCAGACCTTACACCTAACCAATTCTGGAAACAAATTAAGCGAAACAAAACTACTCGTGAAGAAGTAATTATAGATCCTAAAACTGGTAAAGAAAAAACAATTAAAGTTTACAGCTATGTAAACTCAGACCAAGCAAATGCTATTGATTTAATTAATGCTTCTTTGTTTAGTGATATTAGAGATCTTGGTATAACTGCTAGAGAATTAGAGAATGTAGTAGACGTTAGAGATATAGATGGTCCAGCACAACAGTTATTTGAAAAGATAATTGCTGGTCTACAAATGAGAAAGATAGCTAGTGCTGATATCTCACAACAGTTAAGAGATTATCAACGTGGCGGTAGAAGTTTAAATAAGAAAGTAACTAAAAGAGAATTAGATCAATTAGTTGATAAAGATGTAAAGCAAAGTATAGACGCATTCCGTTTAGCACTTTCAATATCTCCTGAAGAAGGTGGTGATGAAATTTTCAAAACCATGTTTGAAGGAATATCAATGATGAAAGATGTTCATACACTTGATGATCTTGATGCTTTTATGAGAGTCAAGATGAAAGGTGGATCATGGGCTGGAGATGAAAAAACAACTGGTGCATTTTTAAGAGAGATGGGAACTATGTTTACTCATAGTGTTTTGTCTGGACCTAAAACAGCAGTTCGAGCAGTCATGGGTACATCTACTGCAACATTCTCAAGACCAATGGCTATGGCTATTGGTGGAATGATGAGGGGAGATGCTGTAACAGCAAGAGCTGGATTAGCTTCTTTAAATGCTATGCGTGAAGCTGTGCCTGAATCTTTTGAATTATTTAGACGAAAGCTTAATGCTTACTGGTCAGGTGATATATCAACGATGAAAACTCGTTTTTATGATCCTAAACAAGTAGATGACCAATGGACTATGTATGGACAATGGGCTGAAACTAGAGGTGACACTGTAGACAAAGCTTTATATCGTACAGCCAATATGGTTCGAGGATTAAACGATACAAGTCTTCTTACTTACTCAACCAAGATCATGGCAGCAACTGATGATGCGTTTGGTTTAATGGTTGGTAGAGCTAGAGCTAGAGAAAAAGCATTTATGGATGCGGCGGAAAGATTGCCTGATGGTAATTTCCAAAACCTAGATAATGCTTTCTTTAGGGATATGGAAGACAGATTTAATAAAGAAATCTTTGATGAGAATGGAAACATAACTGACGCAGCAGCTAAATACAGTAAGAAAGAAGCAACACTTACTCAAGACTTAACTGGTTTCTCAAAGAAACTAGGTGATGCTTTTGAATCAGCTCCTTGGGCTAGACCATTCTTCCTATTTGCAAGAACTGGTGTTAACGGTCTACAACTAACGGCTAAACATACACCCGGATTTAATTTCATGGTGGATGAGTTTAACCAAATAGCTAAAGCAAAAGTTCCTACACCTGAATTAAAGAAGTATGGAATAGAAAATCAACGTGATTTAATGAATGCTAAAGCTGTTCAGAACGGAAGATTAGCTATAGGTTCTTCTGCATTATTTATGGCTTCAATGGCTTATCTAGGTGGTAACTTACACGGTAATGGACCGACAGATAGAACTCAAAGACAAGCATGGTTAGATTCTGGATGGAAACCAAGAACTATAAAACTTGGTGACGTTTGGGTTAACTATGATGCCTTTGAACCATACAACCAAATACTTGCATTAGTAGGAGATATTGGAGATCACCAAGAACTAATGGGTGAAGAATGGGCTGAAGATAGATTATCTAAATTAGCAATGGCATTAGCTGGTACTGCTACAAGTAAATCTTACTTAGCAGGATTACAGTCATTTGTAGATTTATTTTCAGGTGCTCCCGGACAACAGCAAAGAATCATTGCTTCATTAATGAACAATACAGTTCCTTTATCTGGTCTTAGAAATGAGATAGGTAAAGTACTAACTCCTTACACAAGAGAATTGGGTTCTGATATTGGTAGTTCTATTAGAAATAGAAACTTAATAACTGAAGGAATTGCTATGGATGCGCTTCCTATTAAATACGACATCTTAACTGGTAAACCAATTAAAGATCATAACTTCCCAACGAGAATGTTTAACGCAATCTCACCTGTGAACTTTAACTTAGATTATTCACCCGGTAGAGAGTTGCTATTTAATAGTGGCTACGACATGAGGACTTCTACATACTCAGCTCCAGATGGAACAGATCTATCTGACAGTCCAAAAGTTCGATCAATGTTTCAGAAGGCTATAGGTGAACAAAACCTATTAAAAGAGTTTGATGAAATGGCTAATGACGAGGCTATTCAAACATCTCTTGCTGAAATGAATTGGCACAAAAAAAATGGTATGAGCGATGTTGAACCTAGATCATTCCCACACAACAAACGAATTGCAAAAGCGTTTGACCGAGCTAAGAAAAGAGCTTGGGCTTCTCTCAGAGACAATAACGACGTCCAAAAATTACTCGTCGAAGAAAGAAATCAAAAATTAAAAAACAGAGAAGCAAACAAAGGCACGATCAAAAAGATCATAGAAATGCCTAAATAAATCCGCCCGTCAAATTATCCCTAAGATAGATGGCGACAAAAACCGAAGAATTTTTACAAGGTAATGGTAATACTTTATCTTTTACAACTCAATACATAAATGAATCTGACATTAAAGTCAGAGTCAATGGAGGAACACCTTTAACTTTTATAGGAACTACAGGAACTCCAACTACAGGTCAATACAAAATTGCTACTGACGCTACGTCCATAACTTTTGGAGATAGTTATGCAAGTACAGACAGCATACATATATATAGTGAAACTGATGTTTCTACACCTACTGTTTCATTCCAAGCCGGATCTTCTATAAGAGCAAAAGACCTTACATCTATAGAAACATTAGTAAGACACGGAATAAAAGAAAGTAGAAATGAAATAGTTACGCATGACATAAGAAATGCACAAATTACAGAAGATAAATTAGCTAATAATTCTGTGACTTCAGCAAAGATTGTTGATGGAACTATTGTTAATGCGGATATAAACGCAAGTGCAAATATAGACGGATCTAAAATTTTAAACGATTCCATATCTATGGATAAGTTAAGTTCTGGTACCTTGCCTGCTGATATACAAGTTGGTACTGGCAGCATAATTAATGGGACGATTTCTGATACAGATATACATGCAAGTGCAAGTATTCAAGGTACAAAAATTTCACCGAATTTTGGTTCGCAGGATATAGCAACATCTGGAAATGTAGATGGAAGAGATGTATCAGTAGATGGTGCAAAACTTGACACTATAGAACCCAACGCTAAAGACGACCAAACTGCTACAGAAATAAAAACTTTATATGAAAGTAACGCTAATACTAATGCTTTTACAAATACTGAACAAAGCAAACTAAGTAATATAGAAGATAACGCTACACAGGATCAGACAGCAGCAGAGATTAGAGGATTAGTAGAAAGTGCAACAGATAGTAATGTTTTTACAGATGCAGACCACAGCAAATTAAATGCTATTGAACCAGCAGCTACAGCCGACCAAACTGCTAGTGAAATAAAAACTTTATATGAATCAAACTCAAATACTAATGAGTTTTCTGATGCTGAACAAAGTAAATTAGCTGGTATAGAGACGGCAGCTACCGCAGATCAGACAGCAAGTGAAATAAAAACACTACTACAATCTGACAAGTTAACTGCTAGTGAAATTGCAACTGGTGCTTTAGACGGAAGATATTATACAGAAACAGAATCAGACGCAAGATATTTTAATGTAAGTACTGGAGACACTATTAAAGATGGTGATACATTTCCAGACAACGACACAACTATTGCTACAACCGCAGCTATTAACGACAGGATAATTGATCTTGTTGATGATGTAGGTGGTTTTGTACCGATAGCTAATGAAACAAGTTTTCCAAACTCTAACCCTGATGTAAACAATGGTGCTGGTACTTTAATTAGTATTCAAGCTTTATCTCAAAACTTAACTTCTAATGGTGCTGGTGAAGTTGTTATAGCTAATGGCACAGTAGGCAACTCTACTGTTTTTCTTGTAGGCGCTCCAGCAAGTACAACTTTTGCTTCTGGTTATGGGTTAATCGTAGAAACAAAAGATAATACTGGCGGTGTTGCTAATACTTATACATTCCACAGATTAGTACCTAAAGCTACAGAGGTTACAACTGTAGCTGGTAAGGCAACAGAAATAGGAAGACTTGGTACTGCTGCTGCTGTAGCAGATTTAGCAATACTTGGTGCTTCTCAAGATATTGTCGATGATATGGCGATACTCGGTACTAATGATGTTGTAGCAGATTTGGCAATACTTGGTACTAATGATGTTGTAGCTGACATGAATACGCTTGCTGTATCTAGTGTTATAAATGACATGGATACAGTTGCTACCAACATAAACAACGTAAATAATGTTGGTGGTTCGATAACAAACGTCAACACTGTAGCTACTAACCTAGCAAGTGTTAACAGTTTTGGTAACTTATATCGTACTGGTGCAAACAACCCTACAGATCATTTACATGAAGGAGATTTATTCTTTAACACAACTGCTGACGAACTTAAAGTATATAACGGTAGTTCTTGGCAAAGTGGTGTAACAGCAACTGGTAACTTAGCTGGTCTTGGTACTAATACGTTTACTGGCGACCAAACTATTCACGGTCTAACAGTTGGTAGAGGTAACAATGCTGTTGGAGATAATACTGCTTTAGGTGTAAACGCATTAGCTAATATTACTGCTGGACAAGGTTTAACAAACACAGGTATTGGTCATACTGCTTTAGAAGATACAACTACTGGACAACAAAATACAGCAGTAGGTACTCATTCATTTAGAAACAATACCACAGGTAATTACAACACTGGTATTGGTAGAGGTTCTGGAAGTGCTAATACAACTGGTCAATTTAACACTGCACTTGGTCGTTTTGCATTATCTTCAAACCAAACTTCTCATTACAACACAGCGGTTGGATCAGATGCTTTAAATGCTAATACCGCAGCAAATAACACTGCTGTTGGGTGTTTTGCTTTGATGAGTAACATAGGTGGTTCTTCAAACACAGCTGTGGGTTCTCACGCTATGGATGCTTGTACAACGGCATCTAATTGTACTGCTGTTGGTTATTCTGCTTTAGGTAGCCTAATAAGTGGGTTTAGAAATGTAGCGATTGGTCAAAACTCTTTAGGTGCTCTGACTAATGGTATATATAACGTGGCTGTTGGAACATTTGCACATCAAAACGCAACTTCTGCATCAAGTAATGTGGCAATGGGCTATCATGCCATGAATCAGACCACAAATGGAAGTAGTAATGTAGGTATTGGATACGAAGCTTTATCATCTAACACTACAGGAGCTAACAATGTATCAGTCGGTGCTCATAGTTTAGATGTAAATGACAGTGGTAATGCTAATACTGCTGTAGGTAAAAGTTCTATGCAGAACAACGTTTCTGGATATTCAAACGTAGCTATTGGTTTGGAATCTCTACGAGATAACACTAATGGACACAGAAACGTAGCAGTAGGTATTGAAGCTTTAAAACTAAATACTGAAGGTTTTTACAATGTAGGTATTGGTACTTATGCGTTAGACGGAAACACAACGGGCGATAATAACGTTGCTGTAGGTATGCACAGTTTAAGTGCTAACAACGCAAATAGTAATACAGGAATTGGTCATTTTGCTTTAGCTGCAAACACTTCTGGAACGTCAAACGTAGCTGTTGGTGCTAACGCTTTAGATGCTAATACGACAGGTCTTATGAATACGGCTGTTGGTTCTAATTCGTTAGGAGCAAACACTGCTAGTTATAATACTGCACTTGGAAATGCCTCACTGATTAACAACACAACTGGTTCACAGAACACTGCGGTAGGACATGATGCTTTAAATGATAATGTTGGCGGTCATTTTAACGTAGCTATGGGATCAAACGCCCTGGCTTTTAATACTTCAGGAGACAACAATACTGCTATTGGAACATCAGCATTGTATGCAAATATAGATGCTGACAATAACGTTGCTGTTGGAAGAGGATGTTTAGGAGCAAACCAAAATGGACAAGAAAACGTAGCTATTGGAGCAAATGCTGCTGATGCTGGAACAAATATATCTAATACTGTTGCAGTTGGATATAACGCATTAACAAGTACTACTAACAACCATAATACAGCAGTTGGTTCAAAAGCTTTAGAAGACACAACAACGGGATCTTCTAACGTTGCTGTTGGCTCTCTTTGTCTAACGGACAATATAGGTGGAGTAAATAACGTTGCTGTTGGATTTGCCTCTTTAAGATACAACCAAACTGGACAAAATAATACAGCTTTAGGAGCTGGAACATTAACAGGAAACGGAGGTTCAAACAGTGTTGCTGTTGGAGCTCAAGCTTTAAATGCAAACACAGCTTCACAAAACACTGCTGTAGGTTCTCACGCTTTATACGTAAACACTTCTACAGCAAATAATACTGCCGTTGGTTATCATGCATTATTATCTAATACAACAGGAAGAAACACTGCGTTTGGCTCGCAAGCTTTAAAAGATGTAATAAGTACTGACCATAGCACTGCTATTGGAGATCATTGTTTATGGAAATTGACTACAGGTCAACGTAATACTGGTGTAGGTTTCCAATCAATGGTATTTACCACATCTGGAAGTGATAATGTAGGAGTAGGTACTGATTCACTTGATTCACTTACAACAGGCTCAAACAACGTAGCTATTGGTAGTGATGCTTTACAAGCAAACTCAACATCTCATAATAACGTTGCTGTAGGTAAAAATGCTTTGTTTGCTACCGAAGCAGCTAATAATGTTGGAATAGGAACTAATGCTGGATATAACAACACTACTGGTACATCTAACGTAGCTGTTGGTGGTAGTGCATTATATAGTTTAGGTGCTGGTGCTGGTAATGTTGCATTAGGACCCAATGCTGGATACGCAATAACAACAGGAACATATAATGTTGCTGCTGGTACTCATGCACTAGATCAAGTGGCTGGTGGACAAAGTAATGTCGGTCTAGGTTACTATGCTGGTCATGGTTTAACTTCTGCTAATTTTAGTATTGCTATAGGTCATAATGCTTTAAGAGATGGTAATGCTTCTAACTGTGAAGCGATAGGTGTAAATAGTCAGCTATCTGCAACTGGTGGTTCAAACGTTTCTTTAGGATCAAATACCTTAAGAGTTGCAACAAGTAGTAATAACACTGCAATCGGATCTGCGTCATGTGCAGCTACAACTGACGGAGTTCAAAATACTGGTTTAGGTTCTAGTACTTTAAATGTAAACACAAGTGGTAATAACAACGTAGCTCTTGGTTACAAAGCAATGAGAGCATCTACTACATCTAACTCAGTAGTTGCAGTTGGTATGGAATCTTGTAATGATTTAACAGCTGGGCATAATTGTACTGCTGTAGGTTACGAAAGTAATAAACATACAACAACTGGTACTGGTCATGTAGCCATAGGGTACAGAGCATTAAAAGGTAGTTCAAGTGCTCCTTTAACTGGTTCAAGTGTGGTTGCTATTGGTGATGCTTCCTTACAATCTTTACAGGGTAGTTCTTCATATCTTGTTGGTATAGGTGCTGGTGTTGCTCAAACTACAACTACTGGTCATGTTACTGCTGTTGGTGGATTAAGTTGTTACGACAATACCACTGGAAACAACATAGCAGCACTTGGATATTATTCACTTCGTAATAACACTACTGGACACAGTAACGTAGCTATTGGTAATTACGCACTACAAGCTAATGAAATAAGTCATTATAATACTGCTGTAGGTCACGAAGCTTTAGGTGATGCAACAGCTGGTTTTAACACAGCAATTGGTTATAAGGCTGGAGCAGAAAACTCAACAGGTACTTACAACTGTTTTGTAGGTTATAATGCTGGTAAAGGAGATGCTACAAACGGTATAACTGGAAATAATAACGTAGGTGTTGGAATAGCTGCTGGTCAATCATTAAATAGTGGAAATCACAACACCTTATTAGGTGCTGGTGCTGGTGCAGATGTAAGTTCTGGTGAAGGAAACGTATTAGTAGGAAGGGATTCTGGTAGAGAAGTAACTACTGGTGATAATAATATAGCTATTGGTCATGAATCATTACATAAAGCTACTACTACAAATAACAATATTGCAATCGGTTATCATGCAGCTTATACGCAGACAGATGGTGGTCAATCTCTCGCTATTGGTTATCAAGCTCAAAGAGATTTAACTACTGGATATTGGAACGTAGCTGTTGGTAATCATGCTTTAGAAAGTATGCAAACTAATACTCATAATACTGCTGTTGGTCAAGAAGCATTACAGGCTTGTCAAGGTAGCTTTAATGATGGTATTGGTTGGCATGCTGGTAAAAGAATTACAACTGGTCAGTCTAACTCTTTGTGGGGTCAAGGTACTGGTCAAAATGTAACCAGTGGAATTAATAATACTGCGGTAGGTAATAACGCATTACAGAAACTAACTACAGCAACTAGAAACACTGTAATGGGTAGAGTGGCTATGTTGTTCGGAAACGGTACACAAAACGTAGCTATTGGTAATGAAGCAATGCAGAGTAGTGATAATACTGGTGGACCAGAATATACTTATTCCTACAACACAGCTGTTGGTTCTCAGGCATTAGCAGATATTACTACAGGTACTTACAACTCTGGTTTGGGTTGGAACGCTGGAAATGATCTTACTACAGGTATTAAAAATGTTCTTATAGGTTATAAAGCTGGACGTGATCTTACAACATCTAATTTAAACGTTCTAATTGGAAGCCAAGCTGGATATAACCTTACTACTGATAGTGGAAATCAAGGAAGAAATATTGCTATTGGGGATGATACATCCTTTGCAGCTAGTGATGATGATAGATCCATAGTTATTGGTCATAACACCGTAGGTAGAGGTGATAACCAAACTATTATTAGAGGTAATGACGGTATATATAACAGTAAAAATACAACAACTTGGGATCAAACTTCAGATGAAAGAATTAAAAAGAATATTGTAGATAATAACAAAGGTCTTGAATTTATTAACAAAATACAAGTTCGTAATTTTGAGTATAGAACTGAAGAAGAGATAACTGATTTTACAAATGCTAAAGCAGCTCTAGTAAAAAAGGAAGGCTTACAAATTGGTTCTATTGCACAAGAACTAGAAAAAGTATTACCAGAATTAGTTACTGAATCATCTACTGGTGTTAAAAACGTAAACACTGACCCCTTAGTTTGGTATTTAATAAATGCCGTTAAAGAACTATCAGCAAAAGTTACAGCCTTAGAAGCTGCATAAACAATTTATTTATTTTTAAAAAATGGAAGAAAGAACAGCCACAGAAGTAGCACAAATTTTTAAAGCTGCTGGCGATAGCGTTACGCTAATTAATGGTGGAAAATCAGAGTGGGAAACTGCTGACGAATGGAAAGATACCGTTAAACGTAACGTAGAACACCTTGAAATTATCAAGGCATATAAAAAGGTAGATGAAACAACATCTATCTGGACATCAGAAGATTTCACCGCTATTGACAAAGCTATTGTTGACGGCAAAAAACTTTATTAATTTATTAAATACACCATGAAAACTATTGAAGAATTACAAACAAGGTTACAAGAGCTTAGTTTAGAGCGTATAAACCTATCAAGAACATTTGACCAAGTTACTGGTGCAATGATTGAAGTAGAAACTCAAATTAAAGCTTTAACACCTGACGAAGAGGTTGAAGAGGAAGTTACAGTTGGAAATACCACAAATAGTTCTTCCTGATCCGATACCTTTAAAAACAATATCTATACCTTTACCAACAGCAGATGTTCCTTCTTATGTTCCTATGGTTGTACCTCCAAGTGATTTGGATGCAATCGAGGAACCAAAAGGAACAACTTCTGAAAAGAAAG